TTAATCATGAAATTTGGCGATATAGACAGTACAGTGTTTGGGTTTGGAGAAAAACAAGATGATGAACCTTGTTTTTGTTGGTTACATTCTCAATTAGAAATCAACGTAAACACTTACACTCTAACAAAGAGGGGCGAATCTTTGGCAATTAAGGCAACGCATATTATGTACATATTTTGTTCAAAAGATGTTCAACCCAAAGAGAAGTTTAGTGCGCGGTTTACAGGCAGCGGCAAGGGCATGCCCGGTGAGGCCGTGCGGATAAAGTGGGATATATATAAAATGTGTGGAGCATGTAAAGAAATCCCAGGGGGCATCATATACGAGTGGGGCCAGAAGCCAGACGGATGTATAGCTCAAGGCGTCCTCTGTTCCGAAGAAATGGGCGACGTTCCAGACACCTATGGACCACCTGGCAAGAGGTGGCGGTTATATAATTCTCCCGCTCAAAACCTTTGGCGTTTAAGATGGGACTTAAAACAAAAAGAGGCCGAAGTTAAAAGCATTTGTAAAAAGATTAGAAAAATGTTTGAAAAATGTAAATTTGATATGGCCTGTCACCGAACTGAGAAGGTTTGTGGAGGGCACTGGCCTACTCGAAACTTCCCACCGTACTAATCATGAAATTTGGCGATATAGACAGTACAGTATTTGAATTTGGTCAGTCTCAAGGTCCACCGAATTGTCTATGCTATGTATATTCGGACCTTACGGTAAGAATAGGCCCAGAAGAGGGTAGTACATTATGGATGAGTATTCATGCGGAAATTGGTTTGAAGTGTTCACCCTCGGCATTAGAAGATGTGGAAGAGTTTGAGGCGTTTCCGAAGGCACCTCCAGGGTTCCTACGCCCTACAGGGCCTCCCAACCAGTTGAACTTGCATGTTAGGAGATATAGAGAGTGTGGAGAGTGTACACCTCAGGAGCCTGGGACAGTTCAAGATCACTACATTGGCAACAGATGCACAACAAAGGCTGGAACTCACGGGGTGCCACCTGGAAGCACAGACGGAAGGGAAAAAATAGTTTGTAAGGTATGTTTTGAGGATCCTCAGGGCCAATCCATGTACAAATGTTCAAAACCTCCTTTTACGAAGGATTTGGAATTAGCCGTTGATGTGATTTGGGAACTTAAAGATGATATTAGCAAAAATCATATAGAAATTAGAGGGTGGATGAACGATATTGCGCGTACAATTAGACAATTTAGCGTCTGTCCTATGGATACTGGTATGCGGCCTCCGTTGGGTGACACTCGCGTACCATGCGAACAAATAGAGCAGCATGGACTGGGAGGGGGAGCTTGGGCGAGGGGGGGAATTATTGATGGCTGGTCAGCAGATGAGTGGTGTAGGTGGAAAATACCTGATCCACCCCCAAAGTAGTACTTAGGATAATTAATCATGAAATTTGGTGATATAGACAGTACAGTGTTTGGGTTTGGTCAATCTGAAGAGATGATGCAGAAGCGAAGTGCTTAGAGAAGAGAAATTAGTAAGTAGATATACTGAGTATACTATATAATCTGAAAGGAATAATTAGATAGGAGCAAATTATGGCACAAACGCCGATGGTTGATGGAAAAGGATATATTGATGTAACTTCTGCTTTAAAGCTGAAAGAAGCTGAGGGTAGAGTTGAGGTAGATAAATTACAAGCTGAGTCTGATGCTAAATTTAGAGAATTATTAATTAAAGAAAGTGCCAAAGAAACTGCTTCTAAGCACCTCGCAAAATTTGCGGGGCTATACTTATTAATTCTCGTACTCGCGTTCATAGGTAGTATTAAATTTATTCCATCAGAAAGCATAGCGGTCGTGGCGGGTTTAATCACACTGGTCGTGACGAATCTGAGTACGATTTTAAAGGGAATCGTGGAAAATGGAGGGATGAAAGACGATGAATTACTGGGAGGTAAAAAGAGATGAATCCAATATGGGCAATATTTTTTAAGGACAGGTTTAGAACACCGTTTTCAGTTTACAGAATGAGTTTAGCAGATATTATAGTTTTGCTTGGACTTGTTGTTGGGGCTGGGATTGGAGCAGCAAAGGGGATTGATTGGATACTTAGTATAGAAGGTGTAGCTTCAACTTTAGATGAGTAGTTCTCTTGAAAACTAAAAACAAAGGTTTTAGAAATAAAGACCCTAGGTTTTTAAAAAAGGTCAATGAAAATAAAAAGAAAGTTAGAGCGGCTTTACGAAAAGAAAATAAAAGGAAGTTAAAATTTTCGAGGTCCTACGGACCTAAACGCTCTATATAATGTAGGAGAATATTATTATGCCCGATGTCGATCCGATCCCAGTACAAAATACCGATAAAACCTTTGTCTTTCCAGGGACAGGATCCCTAACAGCCAGCGGAGGAGGAGCCAGTGGGGTTCAAGATTGGTATGTTCATATTCAAACAGTAGATCTCATGTATATGAGAAACAACCAACAAAACATGTCGGTTAGTAGTCCCGTTGCTGGACCCGCTGTTCAATCTAACTACTTGGATGTTGCTTATACGGTTAATACCGTTGATGAGATTTGGGAAGATACTGCTTTTTCAGGAGAACTTTTCAAACCTCAGACTTTAGAGATTGTTACAGCAGTTGGAACTAAGGGAGGGTTTGGTGTATGCGGAGTGGTTAATACTAGTGCTGCTGGATATATCAGACGACCTGTACGAAAAGATGCTGCTGGTAATGTTTTAGATCCTACTGGAGTGTGTGTTCAAAAAGGTAGCTGTGTTGTAGACCAAATGCCTGGGGCGTATGATCAAGCTTTTGATACCTCATCTCAGGTTAATTCAAACCTAGTCCAGATAATGACTAAGGTTGACGCAGAGTGTCCCAATTTTATAGTATCGCTAGTTGATCTATAATAAATCATGGCTAAGAAAGATGATGCATACGCAATCTGTACTGCTCAAAAGAAAAAGAGCGGTATGGGTCATGATGCCTGGAAAAGATGCGTAGCTAAACTTAAAAAACCCACAACTAAGGCATCAATAAATGAGCTTTGGGATCTTCACCACCATACAGACCTAAGCCCTAGAGCTAGAGCATTAGTTCATGCTAAAAGAACTGGGGATGAAGCCGCAATAAGAAGGCATTCAGCAGTCTTAGCCGATGAGGATGATTATAAAGACGATCCTCAGAAAATGCTTAAATCCATCCATCACCATACTACTTTGGAAAAAGATGATCCTAGATATAGGGAGTTTGATAAGTGGGGAAGTCACGAACACGATAGGGGGCGTAAAAACTTTACAGGTGGTGCAACAGGTGGTGCCATCTGGAGGGATCCTAAGGATCAAGCCCTTTTTACACGCGATGAATTTCCAGGGGAGGGACCACGATCAGACGATGAACCTGAAGAAAGTGAAGAAGAAAAAAAAGATGAGGATAGAATTATGACATTTAATAAAAGATTAATAGATTTATTAGAGAAGAAAGCTCTTAAGACAGAGAAGATGAAAAATGCTCTCCCTGATGGACCAAAGCCAGCACCTAAAGCCACTAGAAGTAATAACGCTGCTGAAGAGGAAATGGATGATGAGGAAACCAGTATTGTTGATGATTGTGGTACTAAGCTAGTGGCTAAGTATAGAGCTAAAAAGAAAAAGGGTGTGGAGGAGGCTGATGCATACGGTCTTAAGGGAGGAGACTCTGATGATGAAACCGAGTTCAATTATGAACGAGATACCACGCCAGAGCAAAGGAATGCTGCAAGGAAAAAAGCTAGAGCAGAGGCAAACGCTGCAAGAGCGAAAGCAGGACTAGGCCCACTTCCCGACGACGATTCTAAAACAGAAGCTAAAGTAAAAGAAACTACTAGTGGACAGTCAAAAAGACCTTTTAGGGGAGGAGGTAGTTTAGCCCATGAAGATCCAAACGATAGATTTGGAGTCCCTAGTGATGAAGAAGTAGCACGGGTGAGAAAGAGCAGAATAGCTGCTGGGTTGTGTGCTGATGGTTCAAAACCTCCTTGTAAAGAGGATGAGCCGGAATCAAAGACAGAAGCTAAGAAGGGTAAGAAAGATGATAAGTGGATTCAGAAAGCCGTAGACCCTGATCACGAAGGCTTCTGTACCCCGATGACTAAGGCAACTTGTACTCCCAAAAGAAAGTCTTTAGCTAAGACTTTTAAGAAGATGGGAAAAAAGAAGGATAAGGCTATTAAAGCCAAAGATGAGAAGTAGTTATGGAGCCTGTAGATGATCTTGTTTTTTCAAAAAGACTAAGAAAACCTAAAGGAGAAATTACGCTCTTCTCCGACACTGCTAAACTTATTCAATTACCTCCTCCTAGTTCTAATAGTAGTTTAGATAGTGGTAAGGATCTCTTAGTTACCCAAGGTGCGGGTATTGTACGAACAACGGGGCTTGAGAATAGTATTAAAAAACATGATAAAGACCCTGTTTTTTCTATTAAACGCTATATGGATATCTTTGGATTAAAGTATGATACTGATTATATTGATACTTTAGTAAGAGAATCCTCTATTCTGATCTTAGAATACAAAAACAAGTTTAACAGACCGCGCCCTGCACAGTTAGCTCCTTATTTTGGTATGCAGTTGAAGCTATTAAAGAGTAAAAATGCCAAGAGTCCTTCATACCCTAGTGGTCACTCGGCTCAATCTCGTCTTATTGCAGAGATTTTTGCTGATAAGTACCCAGAACATAGGTTAAATCTGTTGAAAGCGGCTGAGGAATGTGGAGCGGGTAGGATTTCGGCTGGATGGCATTACCCAAGTGACCATAAGGTGGGTAAATACTTAGGAAAGAGGCTTTTTAAAGCTTTAAAATCACAAAAAGATAAAAACCCTATTAAATATGATAAGGTTTTTGAATTTTAGTTACAAAAGGGAGAAAATTATGTTACTTAAGAGATATATGGTTCCACGAACCGCTCATTGCAGCAACGGCTGCTGACAACCTCACACATCCTTTAACGCAATAGCCCACAGTATGCAATAAGAAGCAAAACAAGTGGTTAGACTTAAGAATCCGTCTAAAAACATATTACCTGTTACGCTTCGCCATGTTAGGTTTAAGAAAATCCCCACCCAAAAGCCTAAACACATGGGACATGCAAATAACTCCCCTAATAGGGGGTAAATATCCCAAGTTTTTTTTCTAAATTTCTTAAAAATCTTCCCATGTGTGATGGAAATGGTAATTCCGAAGGAAACGAGTATCCAAATAAGTAAGTTCATATTTTTAGTGGTAATTTTGTATTAGCAATAAATGCTTCTCTATTTTTATGCCAGGAATCTCTTCCTACTAATTCTCCATTAGAGTGGTGAATTAGATCCACGGGCACTGCGTGATTTTCAAACCCTAGGTTATGGGCTTTTGTTGTATAATGAATATCATAAAAATCCCATAACCCTTCAAAGTATGTAGGTTTTTCTAACCCTACTTTATCCCAGATTTCTTTTCTAGCTGCTAAAAATAATCCATCTAAAGCAACTACAGGCCCACACGGGCCATAACTAGTAGGGGTTATCATAGTGGATGCATTAGAAAGAATAGGTGATGGTTGATTCTTCGTAATATGCTTTACTTGCCCCCTATGCAGCCCTTCAGCCCATCTACCTTGTTGCCACCATATAGCATCGTCTCCTAAGTAGGTTGTACCAGCGGGACCTACAATGCCTGTTGTGGTTCGAACACAAGGGGCTAATGCTTGTATAAAAGATACTTTATCATTTAGAATTTGAATATCATCGTGGCAAAATATGATAATATCATTAGGGTTAGCCTTACAAGAGTCTAATCCCTTTTTATATGCGGAAAATATTGAAGACTCATTAACTAAGAGTTTTACTTTAATTCCAAAACTTAATAAAGTACCAACTAAACCTTTTGTAACACCTACTAAGTTAGGTTCTCTAGTACATATTATGGAGAAGATCTGCATACTCTATAATAGACAGGTGGGATAATTTATGAATAAAGAACAGCTAATAAGTGAGTTTAAGCGATGCAGGGAGGATCCAATATACTTCATCTCTAACTATATTAAAGTTACCCACCCTGTTAGAGGTCTAGTTCTTTTTAAGCTATACCCCTTTCAAATAGATATTATAAATGCTCTTCAAGATAATAGATTTAATATTTTAAGAAAATTTAGACAAGCAGGGTGTACTACTATCTCTGCTGCTTATTCTTTATGGATGGCTGTTTTTGAAAAGCATAAGTCTATAGTAATTCTTTCTAAAGGAGATTCTGAATCAACGGAAGTGCTTGATAGAATCAAAATTATGTATGAAGAACTACCTGTTTTTCTTAAACCTAAAATCGTAGAAGATAACAAGCATACTTTAAAACTAAACACTGGATCTGTTATTAAGTCTAGGCCCTCTGGCAAACAATCTGGTAGATCTCTAGCTGGGTCTTTCTTGATTATTGACGAGGCAGCTTTCATTGAAAACATTGATACTATCTGGGCTGCTGTATATCCTATTATTTCTACTGGTGGTAGGGCGTTTGTGTTATCAACTGTTAATGGTGTTGGAAATTGGTATCATAAAGTATACGAAGACTCGTTTCATAAGAGGAATGCCTTTAACTGTATTAATATTAATTGGGAACAGCACCCAGAGTATAAACGTCAAGAAGGGTTTAATCATCTATATGAGGAAATGGAAACTAAGGGTTTGAATGTAGATAAGTGGGAGACCACAACGAAAGCTAATATGCCAGTGAAACAGTGGTTGCAGGAGTATGAGTGTGCTTTCTTAGGAACAGGTGAAACCTTTATAGAAGGATCTCTTCTGAAGAGATTAATAGAAGGAATTAATCCTACCTTTTCTATTAAATATAACAACAAAATGAGAGTTTGGGAAGAGCCTAAACCAGAGTATGAGTATATTATAGGAGTGGATGTGTCAATGGGTAGAGAAAGGGATTATTCCGCTTTTCATATTTTAAACACCTATACAGGAGAACAAGTAGCTGAGTTCTATTCTAATAGAACCCCAATAAATGAGCTTTCTCAAATTTTAACAAAAGAAGCAAATCTCTATAATAATGCATTAGTTATTATCGAGCGAAACACGATTGGGAATAACCTAATTGATTGGATGTTTAATGTGTATGAATACGATAATTTATGGATGGATGAGCGAAACGACTTCGGATTACAGGTTACAGTAAAAAACAGAGAAGAAATTTTGAATAGATTAGAAGAATATATAAGAAACAATAATATTAAAATTAACTCTAAACGCACTATCGGGGAGCTTCTTACCTTCATTATAACTGAAGGAGGGAGGGTAGAAGCTGATAAAGGTAAGCATGATGATTTAATTATGAGTTTGGGAGTGGCTGTAAGATTACTACATACTTTAGTAGATAATAACCCTCTAGAAGCTTCTAAGAATGATCATAGGATACAGAAACCTCTAGAACCTATTAGTTTTAAAGTTAAAAATGCCTACGGGGATGTTAGTGATGAGGATTTAAAATGGCTGATGAAGTAAAGAATAAAGATAATATTAATGAAGACGCTATAGGTTACACTTCTTTTGATGCGTCCCCAGATGCCAGATATGGTCCTTATTTTTATCCTAATGGTAGGTTAGGACAATTTTTAGCTAGGTTCTTTGCAACTAAGGCGGCTCCGTTTTTAGCCAAACAAACGGATGATGGATCTACTCCTCAAGCAGCATTAGCTGGAGATACGGTCTCAAACCCCGATGTGGTAAAGCCTGATGATCTTCCTGCTTTAGGGGCGGTTAATAGAAAAGAATTAATCCTTCCAGAATTAGAGAAGACCAGAAGGGAAAGGTATTTGAAGTTTGATGAGATGGATAACTACCCAGAGATCGGAACTGCGTTTGATATTTACGCTGATGACGCAACCCAAAAGAACCTCCAGAACACTAGATGGACTGTACGAAGCGATAACCACCTAGTAGTAGATGAAATTAATAAGATGTTTGCTCATCTGCAAATGGACAGGATTTATTGGGATATTATTAGAAATACTGTAAAGTATGGGGATTGTTTTATTGAAACTATTTTGGATATTAATAACCCTAAAAAAGGACTTCAACGAATCAAAGTATTAAATCCTAACTTTATTATCCGAGTTGAAAATGAGTATGGATATTTAACGGATTTTATTCAAGAGATTCCTGATGATAATGATTGGGTTGCATTTGGAAGTGCTGCTGGGAATATGACAGGTTCTAAATTTATTACTCTTGATAGAAACCAAATAGTTCATTTCCGCTTACGAACAGCAGACCCTGCTTATTATCCTTATGGAAAATCAATCGCTGCGTTAGCTATTAGAATCTTTAGATCTCTAAAATTAATGGAAGATGCTATGTTAATCTATCGCTTGGCAAGGGCTCCAGAGAGACGGATTTTTTATATTGATGTGGCTAACATGCCAGCTACTAAAGCTGAGATGTTCATGGAGAAGGTTAAGGAAAAATTTAAGAAAGAAAAGTATTATAATAGTAATGACGGGACGGTAGATTCTCGTTATAATCCTCTCAGTGCTGATGAAGATTTCTTTGTTCCAACAAGAGGGAACCAAGGTACTAAGATTGATACTCTCCCAGGTGCCCAAAACTTAGGGGAAGTAGATGATGTTCGTTACTTCCGTGATAAGCTCTTAGCTGCTCTTAAGGTTCCTAAAGATTATATTGTTGAGAAGGATAAGTCCCCAGAGCGGAAGGCTAATTTATCTCAACTTGATGCCAAGTTTGCTAGGGTGATTACCCGAGTACAACAACAAGTTGAGGTGGGCTTTGAACAGATTGCTAAAAGACACTTAGCTTTAGTTGGATATCCAGCTTCTTTAGTAAAAGAAGTAAAAATTGTTCTCCCCGATCCTAGTGATACTTTTACTAAACGTAAAATGGAAATTGATGAACAAAAAGCAAGAGTCGTTCAAGCTGTTGTTGGTTTAGGGATTTTTCCTAAAAAAACTATCTATAAAGAATTCTATGATATGACGGATGAAGAGATCCAACATACTATGAACGAATTAGAGAAAGAACAGGATGCTGCTCAAGAGAAAGAATTAGAGAACCAAGAGAAACTGAGCCAAGTGGGTGCGGGGGCTGAGCAAGCAGGAAAAGATGTAGATATGGAAAGAGATCAGGCAGGAAAGGATATGGATGCAGCGAGAGATGAGGGGTCTGCTCAATCTACCTTTGAAAGAGATAAAGAGATGGAAAAAATGAAAAAAACCTCTAAAAAAGAATCTATTGATTCGGCCCTTATAAGTACTTTACAAAAGGTAAAGAGTAAAATTATTGCAGAGTGTGGAGAAGACAGTGATCGAACTGCCTCCATAGATCGCGTAATCACCAGAAATATAAAAAAACGACAAAGAAACAGCTAATTAAAGATACTATATAAAGATAGTCTCATGTATTAAGGAGAAATTATGTTCGATCACTTATTCGAAAACAGAAATAAAACAATTACCAATCTTATTAAACTAAGCGATTGCTTAGGAAGATCTCTTAGAGAGAACGTAGAGCTTTTTGCTATTGATAGTGAAAAGAATGAAGTAGCTTTTTTAACGGAAGGTGGAAAAGTTATCACAGGCACCTATACCTTAGATAAGAACATTGTATTAGATTCTATTAAAATTCAAGAAATAGAAATTTTTACTGATAATAATATCTTTGAAACTTATGTAGATGAGAAAGTTTCTAATTTTGTTGGTAATCTAAATTCTGATAATTATAAAGATGCAGATGAGTCTTTTAGTGATATTTTATCTCTTTGGGAAAATCGTTTAAAGTTTGATAATGTGAGAAAGAAATTAGAAGAGAAGGTCTCTGTTTTTTCTGAATCACAAGAGATCCTTTCTACTTCTCCTTTTCAAAGATTTTTAGAGGTGATGCCCCAGTTTCTGACGTTTTTAGAAGAAGAGAAAGAAGATATCACCAAGATCAAAGAAATTGAAAATGCTATTAAATTATCTAATTCAGTGTCAAAAGCGTTTAATACCCCTAAAATGACTATAGATGACCTGGAGACCTCCCCCTATACCGTTTCTAGAGGAATTAACGAAAGTATCTATGAAATGCTATGTCGTCAAGAATTAGTGAAAAAAGAGCTTTTAGAGTCTAAAAAGAGTTTTGAGGTGATTTGGGCTACAAATACCAAAATTAGAAATTTAGCGTCTCTTTTATACGAAGACTCAGAAGTTACAGTTTTAGAGTCTTTAGTGGATGCGGTCGTTGATATCCCTTATTTGGCTCTTACAACTAAAAAACAGCTTTTTGAATCTCTAGATAGTGCATTGGGATTATCAGATCATACAGCAATTCCTACAAAAGATATCAAAGAGTTTGCATCTCGATTATTTGAGATGAAAAAACCTTTGAAGAAAACTATCATATCTTTACTGAATGAGAAATATGGTATTAATATCCAAAACTTACAAGATACAGCCACCTTTACTAATCTTGCTACTACTCAAACAGTTATTTTTGAGTCCTTAGCAAGATTAGCTCCTAAAGGGAGTGTGCTTAAAACTACTCTTAGTGAAATGGGTAAAATGCTTAAAGGTAAAAATGGGGTTGAAGTAATTGATATTAATGATATTCTCCAAGAAGCTTTTGATTCTTGTAGTTATTCTGATTTCTGTGAGGACTTTGCCTTAGTTGAGGGGGTTAGTTTTGATTCTATCCTTGATGAAAGCTTTACTGCTGCTCAATTAGTTGAAAAAGCAAAAGAAAAGTTATTATTAGATAAGAATAAGAAGAAACCTGCTCCAGAGACTATGGAGAAAGAAGAAGACCTAACTCCTGAGCAAAAGAAAGAAAAAGCTGATGCTGAAGCGCATGAAGCGCATCCTGCAAATGATACAGAAGAGGAAGATGATTCCGTAGCTGCGGCAGAAAGAAATACTCCTCCTAAAGCTAAACCTAAACCTAAAGCTAAAAAAGCAGTTAAAGAAGAGTCTACTTCAGAAACTGAAGAAGAGACTCCTTCAGAAGAAACTGAGGAAGAGCCTAAAAACGCTTCTATTAGTAAAGATGAATTTTTAGACGCTTTAAAAGATCTTGATGAGCTTATGGCAGGAATTAGCCCCGACCAGGAAGACGAAGAAGACAAAGAAGCTGAAGAAGACGAAACGGAGGCATAAACCGTGGCTGAATGTGGTGACAGTTGCACTTCTGGATATGTCCCACTTATCCTATCTTCTATTGATGGTGATTGCCGAATTGTAGAATTACCTGAAGACGAATGTTTATGTGTTGACATTTGTACTTCATGCACAGGAGGCCAAGGAGGTGGACCAGGAGGTACAGGTCCTACTGGTGAACAAGGTAGAACTGGACAACCTGGAGATATAGGTACTGGTCCTCAAGGTCCTCAAGGCTATACTGGTGAACAAGGCGATAGTGGTCAACCAGGCCCTCAAGGCGATACTGGGGATCAAGGTCCTACTGGGGATACGGGTGGTGATGGTCCTCAAGGCTATACTGGGGATCAAGGTCCTACTGGGGATACTGGGGATCAAGGCGATAGTGGGGATCAAGCTCCTGGTGAACAAGGCTATACTGGTCAACAAGGCGATACTGGTGTACAGGGTAGAAGTGGGTCTCCAGGAGATATAGGTACTGGTCCTACTGGTCCTCAAGGCGATACGGGTCCTCAAGGCGATAGTGGGGATCAAGCTCCTGGTGAACAAGGCTATACGGGTCCTCAAGGCGATACTGGTAAGACTGGGGATCAAGGTCCGATTGGATTTCGTGGGGCAGTTGGTATAGATGGGAATACTGGTCCTCAAGGCGATACGGGTAAGACTGGTGAACAAGGCAAGACTGGTAGGAGTGGTG